CATTGAGGGTGTTAAAAAGGATGCGGTTTATCGGGTTGTTTTGAGAAGGTGCGAGTGAGTGGTGGATAATTTGGTAAAAAGGTGGTATATTAAATAATGAACATCAACAAACAGTATGGGAGTGTCTCTATTTTGGAACCGAGTAAAATCGGGGCTTCCGGAGAGCCTTCCTGCTGTTTTTTTGTGGGGGTAGTGAAATGACAATTGATCCAAAATTTTCAAAAGAGCAGTTTGATTTAGATATGCAAAGACAAAGGTCTGATCAAGCCTTTGTAGCTTCACAAAGATTGCTGGACTTTGAGCTCCAAAAGTGGTACATCGAAGAATATTATAAAAGTTTTGTTGCTGATGGGATTGTAAAATGACACCTGAAATATTACCATGTCCGTTTTGTGGTGGAGAAGCAGGTTTGGGAACATCTGGTATTACTCAAGGCAAACAATACTATTTTGTTAATTGCATAAATTGTTTAGTTTCAAACAATTTAATAGCTGATATGCAAATATTTGATAAGTGCTCAGCTATTGAGCACTGGAATAAAAGGGTGGTTAAATGACGCCTGAAGTTTTTGAAGCTATTTGTGAGGAGATTGAGAATACTTCTTTTGGATTGACTACTATATGTAAATCAAAAGGGGTTTCTCATAGAACTTTTTACGATTACATACTTCAATCTGAAGAGGCACAACAACGGTACGCGCGCGCTAAAGAATTGCAGTGTGATTACATTGCTGAGGAAATACTCGATATTGCTGACGATGGATCAAACGACTACATGACCATCGTCAAGGGTGATATGGAGTACAATAACGAAAACAAAGAGGTAACAAACAGATCAAAATTACGTGTTGATTCTCGCAAATGGTTATTGTCAAAACTTCTCCCGAAAAAGTACGGCGATTCAGTTACAAACAAGCTTGCCGATGCAGATGGCAATAATTTAAGCGTAGTTTTCAATGTTCAAAGGCCCGCTAAAAAAGAATGACAACTGTAACGGTAGACTATAACCCACGACCAAAACAACAAGAGTTTCACGCCTCCGACTCTGATGAAGTGCTGTTTGGTGGGGCTAAGTCTCCCGGCAAATCATGTGCCCTTACAATGGACGCTTTAGCATATGCTCTTGAATATCCAAAGTCTACCCCTTATCTTTTCCGTGAAACCTACGACGATCTCGAAGCAAATCTAATACAAGAGTTCAAACGTCGCACCCCTTACGAATTGTACGACTTCAACGAAACAAAACACGAGGCAACAATTAAAAATGGATCTGTTATCAAATTTCGATTTGTTGACAATATCAGAGATGCAAAAAAGTACCAAGGTAGATCAATTCCTTACATCGGAATTGATGAGCTTACAAAGCACGACGAAATCACCGTACAGGAACTTTTGTCGTGCAATCGCAGTGCAGAAGGTTTTCCTGTCCGGGCAAGATTCACAAGCAACCCAGGTGGCAAAGGTCACGCATGGGTTAAAGCTCGATACATCACACCAACAAACTACGGAAAAAACACCTACAGTGACAATGTTACCGGGAACCGCATACAGTTTATTCCCGCCTCTGTGTATGATGGTGTGCTTGTAGAAAAAGATCCTGCATATGTTAAACGGCTTGAGAATCTCCCTGAGAGTGAGAAACAGGCTTATTTGTACGGGAATTGGGATATATTCGAGGGGCAATTCTTCTCAGGGTATTTTGGAAAACACAACAGGTGCGCATCCTTTATCATTCCAGAGCAAGACGATAACAGCAGAATATTTGCAAGCCTTGACCCAGGAACTACTCA